ATGCAAAAAGCCCACGTTTCCCTTCATGGATTCCAAAACGATGGGTTCGGAGTACGGTGTGATGCGTCCGCCCGTTTCTGTCTCCTTGACCTTGCGCACGTGTATGTGCGTGAATCTCCAATCGACTGGGTGGCCAGCATAACGATGGCACACGACTACACAGTCGGCTCGGTTGCCCCACTTGCCCCCTCCTTCAATATCCGCAATACCTACGGGCATAGGAAGGCCTGCGTATTCGTGCTTGTCGTGGTGGACTTTTCGCATCGCCTCGGTCACGGGGTGCGTGCTTACGATGGTGGTGATTTGGTTCGAGTGGCTGAACACACGGAAGGCACTTGCCACCTCGTAGTGATATTCGTGCATTGATACCTTTCCAAGGCGGGTCTGATCGGTGCGCAGGGAGTTATACGGGTCAACAAATGCACCCGTGTAGTCCCAGTCCGCCAATGCCTCTCCGTAAATATCAAGCAGCTCGAATGCTGAAAGGATCTTGTTCGGGTTTATGAACTTGAAAAAGTCATCCAGGAAAGCCAGGTCGGAGTACATTCGCTGGGGATCAATCATGTTGATCGGCTTCCCGTTTAGGAACTCCACCAACTTCCGCTGAATTGAATGCACCTCGTTCTCTGCCGTGTAGCAAAGCCACTTCTTGCCGTAGGTGATGGACTGCATGAGCATCAGGTAGAACATCGTGTGCGTCTTGCCCACGTTGGCATGCCCCGTGGTAACGATGAACTCACCTGGCTTGAACCGAAGGAAGTCATCAATGGCATCGTTTCCGATGCGACCCATGTCGAAGTATTTACCCATTTGCGCTCGTTCGAGGTACGGAAGGGTGTCCGTAAGGGAGATAATATCTGAATGCATTTGATTGGTTTTATTTTGCAAACATATTAAAAAAAAAGAAGGTGGGGTGTTACCCCCACCCTCCTACCTAGGTGCCACCAAAACCAATCAGAAAGGCACCTCGGTTACACGCTCGGCCATGTGCTGCGCATGGCTTACTTCTTTTTTCTCGTTTGCCATCCAGTCATTGAAGATCTGGGCGGTAGCGAGAACTTTGTCTTGGCCGATTGGCTGGCCTTGACCAATGAATGCGTTGCAGTATTCGACTGCTGCTTTCAATGCTACCTGACGGATGATTGATGCGCTGCGAGCGGAATCGTCTGCGGGCTTGCGGTATGCGCTTGCGCCTCCTCCGTTGTAAGCAGGGCGATCAATTTTAATGGTTCCCTTCTCGTTGATCGTGAAGGCCAACTCGTCACCTGGCTGGTGTGGCTCGCTGGAGTTCTTTGAGAAGATCGTACCATGCCGACCATCGTCAAAGGTCATTTGGTATTTGTAGAATGTTGCACCATCGCCTGATGTCCAGGTACCTGCGGGGGAGATTGATGTTACTTTTGCCATGACTGGTTTTTTAAGTTATTAAACAAATTTACAATTTTATTTTGACTTGGGGAAATTTTCCATTTGAGATACGCTCCCAGTATTTGTGACCTTCTTTTGATTGTTCCCAGGTAAATGCTCCCAATACAAACAAACGCAATGTGTATTCTGCACGGCTGCAGAAAATGAATCTGGCTTGCTTGGCTCCGTGTTGCTTAATCACGTTGCGCATCCACTTGATCTGGATCTCCCTCGGTAGGGATTTTAGGCATTCGACTGCTGTTTTCATGTGATTGGTTTTTTTAGCTGCGCAGCTCTTGGAGCAATGCGTTTTTTATGACTTCATTCTCGGCTTCCAGAAATTCAATCTTGGATGCCATTGCCTCCACTCGGTGCTGAAGGAACTCGATCAGCTCTTTTGCTGCATCGGGGGATAGGTTCATGCGGCTAGTGTATTCCATCAGTTGTTGGATGTTAAAGTGAATCCAAACTCTTCTGCGTAGTCGGTTGCTCCGATCTCGCCCCAGACCTCCATGGTCTTGATGGTTTCGTCCTCTAGGTAGACGATTGACAAAGTACCTCCGATGAACTCGGCTTCTACTTTTTTGGCATTGTATAATGCCTCGTTCGTGATTTTGATTTGCATGTCTGATTGGTTTTGTTGTTAGACATGGCAAACATAAAACGACTTTTTGGATTGGCAATAACTTTTTTACAATTTTTTTCCAATTATTTTCAGAACCCCAGTGTTTACGGGCAATTCCTTATCTCTGGAAATTGTCAATTTGGTAAAAAACTTGCTCGTATCATCCTTGCAACCGCCCCAATATCGGAAAGCATCAGCTCCAAACTTGATGGCCATGATGCAGTTGTCATTGTCGTATCGGTAGTTGTGGGTGAGATGGATCTCATAATCTGCCAATACGACCTTTCTCTCCAATCCCAACTGGGCGAGTAGGTGGTGCTTAATAATATCGCCCTCCTTTTTTCGGATCGCCCAATGCCTACCCGAGTAGAATTTGTTTAGCGATGGGATCTTTCCCAGTATCAGCTCATAGGAATGAATCTCCGAAGTTGCCGTGCAGGTCGTAGTGATCTCCATTGTTACCGTTAGACATTATTGCCCGCCAGCGTGATGCCTCCTTCTTTTCGGTATTTTCTTTCGTCTCTTGTGACGCTTTCTTGCTTGGGGTAGTCGCAGAACCCGAAGTGGTTGAGGAACGCATTGGTGTAGTCGTTTTTAGCACGGCCTTCTTCTACGGCCAGGTAGTATTTGCGTTTGCGGTTGTCTGTTGGCATGTTGCAAAATTGTTCTAAAAAAAAATAAAAACAAATTTGCGTGATTGGTTTTTTTGTTTATTTTACCAAAGTAAGTAGTATATAACTAGTTAAGTAAGTTAAGTAATACTAGTTAAGTTATTTAGTTAGTTAGTTACTTAAGTACGTAAGTAAAATTAAAAATAAAATAAATCCTGCGATTTAAGCCACGTTCTACTAACCACCTATACCAACATACCACTTTTGGTATTAAATGCGTTACAACGCACCTAAATGCCCTCTATCGCTTAATTAAGAGTGCAAATCCAAACACAACCATCGCAGCCACTATCAACTGCCAAAAAAAAGAACTCACGCCCCTATCTCTTGTCTGGATCTTTACGGGCACGTTCTTCGTGATTCGGATCGTGTCGGGTATGCACGTGGCACTTACTCGGATAGTGTCCCAGCTGCGCACCAACTTCACACGCACCTTTTCATTTGTCACCGTGATGCTATCAATCTCACGCAGCACTAGCGTATCGGTCAGCTTCCGCTCCTTCGTCACGATCACCGTGTCGTATCGGTATCTCCAAACCTCTCCGCCTTTCTTCACGGCCTGCTTCAAATGCCATTCCGCACTGCATCCAGCCAATAGCAACAGCAAAACGATTGCTCTCACTTGAATGGCACGTATTTAGTGGCTCCCTTCTCACGCTTTGCACGAAGTGCTTGCCCTCGGTTCTTGCTCTGTGAGTACGATACATGCACCCAATCGGGTTGCTCCTTGTCTCCGAACTCCCAAATGAGTTGGTCAAATTCTACATTGTCTTTGATCCAATGGAACAACGCAGCATTGTCAACGCATTGGCAATCAGCCGCCTCGCCTTTCATGTGCTGGCTTGACCTACTGCCCCCAATAGCAGCATTGACTCGTGCATTCCTGAAGCCAGAAGTGATACGGATGGCTCCCAGGGCTTCTCTCGCTGGTTGTAAGACGTTTTCTATCAACGCCTGGAGGTTTTCCTTCTGCTCTTGATTTGGCTCGTTGTGAATGCCCGTTTTCGTAACGCACAATTCTTTGATGGTAAAATTCATTTCGTTGTAACTTGTCTTATATGGCAATTATTGCAAGGCATCTATCCGCTAAATGGGACTTTATTATTTGTCTAGCTTTTTATCTCCATCCCGTGCCATCATCAGCGCAAATCCGCCCATCAAAAAGGCGGAGAACTCCGATAGCGTTGCTTTCTCAAACCACACCAACCCACCCCCGAACATGATCAGCACCAATCCGAAGGCCGTGGTTTTCCAGTTGCGAAAGATCCGCTCGATCATTTGTTCCGCTTTACATCTCTAGCCCATCGCCACAACGTGTACGAAAGGGAAGCCAAAAGCACAACGATCCCCAGGATCTGATGGATTTGGGCGATCAATACTCCGCCCGTTGTCAATGACCATGTAGTTACTACGGCCTCCGTGCTATCGCTTTTCATTCCTCTATCGGTGCTGGGGGTTGGCAATAGGCGGCATCTGGGTTGGCTGCGCAGTATTCAGCAGCGTAAACTTCCTCCCATCCTGCAAAGATGTGAATGCCGCAAGGTGCAGGCCACACAACCGATTCAGCATAGGCGGCAAGCGGCTCGTTCTGCCATAAGATGTCAACGGCATAGTTTGGATTCTCGGCTACACAGATGCGCTCTCCTTGCTCGTTTGTTTCCCATTGGGTGCAGATATGCCCCAACTCTACAACGGCCACTACAAGCTCCGTATTCCACGTTGTTTCCGTAATGCCATCCAACGAGATGGTTGTTGTTTCTATTGCTTTTTTGGCTGTTGCCCAGTCAGCAAATTCGTATTTGTTGAATGTCATAGTAAGTAAATAAATAATCCGCCTAAAAGTGTTGCAATCAAATCCTTGTAGTCAAATCCTCCGTATCTTATTTCGTCTATTAATTCCTTGCCTGCTGCTGCGACAAGCACGACCAACATACTACCCGAAATAAGATAAAGCACCGCACCACCTACGAAGTGCAGTACCTTATCGAATGAAGTCCAAGAACTCATAGCGTGGTCAACTCTGCCAGTTGGGCGTTTGTTAGACGGGTCTTGAAAACGAGGGCTTGGTTAACGGATTGCTCCAGCCCTGCCGTTATGAATCCACCGACATTAATTTGAGAGGTGGCGGGAACTGTGGCTGAATTATCAACAGCGATTTGAACCCCGTTGATATAAAAAGCGTAGTCATTTAATTTATATGCTACCGCTATTTTATACTTTCCGTTCACGGGTGTCGGTGTTGTTATGTTAACTTGTGTCGCTGCACCCGCTTCCGAGTATAAATACCAACTACCCGTCGCAGCGTTTCCAAAATGTATTCTGTTGTTTGTTGTGCCGTCCGACAAGGTGGCAAAGACGGAATCTACGGAATTGTTAACCCAATTAATTTCCGCAAACAAAGTCCCCTCCGTCTGCCCAATTAAAGAGGTAATGCCCGTCTTTGTAGCAATGTCGGCCACACGGGTAACACTTGCGCCCAGCGTTGGAATGTAAGAGGTGGCGTAGGCTCCTGCTTCCAGTTGTGCGCCCCAAATGTAAATACCGCTAGTTCCGTTACCAGCGTATTGATTATTTGTAGTGTTTCCAGTGGTCGGTCCAACATTTATATATAGCGTTGGGTCAGGGGCTACAGCGGTAACGGCACATTTGTACCAACCATTGGCGTACTGGGTGATTACCGCACTTGCTCCAGAACTTACCGCAACAACGGTACCAGTGCTTAAATCAAATACTCCCGCATTACTTCCGCCAAAAAGGTCTAACCAAACTTTTGTCCGTTCGGCTGCTTTTGCAAATACCGATAAAGTGTAAGTTGCTCCGTTCGTTACGCTTATTGCTTGATAAACGCTGTGACCACTTGTTGCACTATTTTCTACGATTTTATCAGCTCCATAATATCCAGCAGGGTCAAGTGTTGCTGTAGTATTTGCAGAAATAGTAGAATCTATATTTGTCCAGTTTGCATTATTAAGTTGCTCCGAATAAAGGGCAAGGTTTGTCCGCTGCGGTTCCAGCAACAAACGAGGACAAGAACTACCTAAATAGTCCAGACGGGGTAAGTTGCTCACTGGCCCAACTGATACGGCTGCGGTGGTGGTGGGTATGTAGTTTGTTGCTATGTCGCCCGTTTCAAGCTGGGCAAAAGCTATGCTAATATCAAGCGTTCCAGATTGGCCAACCCCACCAATTAAGCCAATACGAAAACTGTAAACTGTTGTAGCTGCAGTTCTAACAGTTGAAATACGAACCCAATCCGTGCTTGTGATAGTTACATTATCCGTTGAAGCATTAGTTAATGCAAAAGTTGCGCTACCCGCTGAATTTAATTTTGCATAAACAGAAACTGTTGTTGGTACTGTAGTTCCTGCAATATCTTGTTGCAGCCAACTGCGGTCAGAAGTCGTGGTGCCACCGCCTAAATTGCATTGCAAACGCCAGCCGTTATTTCCTCCAAAGGGGTCGGTAGTGTAGTTTGCAGTAACTACGGGAGTAGTGCCAGCACCTTGTGCAATCTTATTCCAAGCAGCATTTGAAAACGTATTGCTTTGCAGGCAAATGTTTGTCCGCACCTTCTCAATAAGGCCGTTGCTGGCCACACGGGTAGCACCCGAAGCACGGGTAAAAGTCAAATCGCCCGAACCATCAGTAGGCTTCTCTGCGTAAATCTTGCTTGTCTTGTATCCGCTTGGTATAACAACAAGCGAAGCATCATCGTAAAAACTACTCATCAGTTAAAGTTTAATTCGTCTATTGCATTCTCCAAACACTCGAAGCCCTCAATCGTACCGCTATCCGCAAGCACCCGAATCTCGTATGCCTCTGCGTATGTGTATGCGTTATTAAAGCACGCAGGCACGCCATCAGCGGGTAAGCTGCGGGTGTTGTAGTCCTCGTCTCCCCAATCGGAGGAGCAGTAAATCTCGCCCCAGTTATTATTTGTTGGCATGTTGCTTCAAAAATTCAATGAGTTTTCTTTCGTTTTCGGGCTTTACTTTATACCTACATGTACCATCCGTGGAACGATTGTCCGTCCGTGGGGTACATTTCACCATTCTGATTTTCATAGTATTCGGGGGTCAAAGATCCGTAGAATGTCAAATACGATACGAGGCGTCTGCCATAGTGTTCAGCGATGTCACGCTCCCGTTGGATCAGGTACTCCAATTCGCTCTTTTCAATGCCTTCGGAGTTCTCGCTCTGCTTCTTGAACACGCCTCCGTTGCTCACCTTGTATGCAAGGAAAGGCAGGATCTCGGTCATGGAGTAATGCACAAGAACGTCCTGCACGTAGTCCTCCAGCAGCGTTTCGTAATTGCCCGCCAGGGTGTTGTTCAGTACGTCCGTCTTTAGTCGGTTGTACAAGGCCGTGCCTAACAACGCCTGCACGTGGATGTCCTGGGCAATTTTAATAAACTGAATCATCTGATCTCTGTCCACGTTGCCATTGATGGCCGTGCGCTTAACGAGATCTTCGGGGCTGATAAATAGTGGGTACATGTTTTATATAACCTTATTTTGGGATTCCACGCTTTTCAGCATACTCCTTCGTATATCCTCGGTAGTCCTGATCGAAGGGGATCTTCGCCACCTTTGGGTCGTTGACGGGCAACTTCACCCCCAACTTGCGCAGGTCGTTAACCGATACCTCGGATCGTGGATTCTTCGGGTCTGGCTTCACGCCCTTTGCTCTTGCCAAATACGTCTTACGCATCCAGAAGTGCTTGCAATTCGGGCCGCCCTTGTACAGGAGGATGTCGTATGTTGCTGATCCACCCTCTCCGAATCCCGCATTCACGGGCTTGTTGGCCATCGCTTCAATGTCCTCCAATCGGTAAACCTTCGCAGCCCCTAGCATCAAGCGACAAAACTGACGCTCACCACCTGGCTCACCTGCGTATGCGTAGCGCACCTTGTACGCAAAGCCCTCTTTGGTCACTCCGTCCTGCACGCTCTTTGAATTTGAGAAGGCACTGCCCGTAGAGGCGAATTGCACCTCCCGCATCTTTACGATGTCCTCATCGGTCAATGCTCCCTCATCAACGAGTTCCCATTCCTTCTCATCGACCTCCTCTCCGAGGTCAATCAATTCCTGCACCCAACCCCCGAAGGCGGGATCAGATGCTTTGGACTTTTTTTCGGACTTCATTTGGGTGATCACCGCAGACGAGTTGCCCGTGAACAAGGCACGTGCTACGGATGGCTCAAACTGCAACATTTGTACCAGGAAGGTGATTGCCTGGTCTTGGGTAAGAACGCCCTCCTGAACGGCTCGCATGATGTCCAGCGAGGATGCAATCTGCGCTCCGTTGTACGATGCCTCCTTTTGAATCAGCTCCTCATTCACATCGGCAGGCAGCGTGGTGGTAACTTGCTCCTCTACCTTTACGCCCGTCTCCTCTTCAATCGTCTGCTGATCAGTCACCTTGATGTCGTTGAACTCCATCGGGGAAAGCGGCTTAAAGTATAAGTTCAATGCCGTATTGTTGGCTGCAAGCAGTTCGTCCAAAGCCGAGATGATACCAATCTGAATGGGACGGATCACAGTATTGTCCATCAATAGATAGGCGTTCTTGATCTCGTCCGCATTGCTACCCAGTCCCGTGTTCTCCTTGATGCCGAACAGCATCGGGCTAGTCACTCGGTGGCCAACCATGATCTTTTGGCTGGATTCACGGGAAAGGAACTCGTACTGCAAGTGCGCCTCTGAAAGCTCAACGGGTTCAATCGTGGCTGCCTTATTTGAATCGTCATTAAAGGCCAGGATCCAACGCCCTGCGTTATTCGTGCCCTGCCACTTCTGGCCAATGGTTGAATTTATATTGTCCTGCTCCTCCTGCGGTGGGATCCCGTTATTGAAGTTGATGATCATGGACGGAGCCAGGCCATTCTTGATATTGTTGATGTGGTAGTTCGCTACCTCCTCCTCCAATTCCGCATACGGAAGGGCTGCCATGTAACGGGGTGGTGAGTAGTAGTAGGATCCTGCTGCATACGGGCGGTAGAAGTAAATCTCACGCTTCTCGGTGGTCATGCCAAAAGCCCCGATGCGGGTCACTTGATTGCGGTTGCGGATCTTTGTCCAATCCCAAGCGTAGTAGTAGGCATTTATTTTGCCCTCCTCATCGCACTTCTCCGCACGTAACGTCTGCACTGGCATGTGGGTGATCTCTGCGATGGCCGACTTGTCAGCATTCCACAACACCTGCAAAGCCCCGTTGCCCAACCAATACACGTCATTCGCAAAGCGGTATACATCCTCCTCACTCAATAGGCGCTTCATCTCCAGGTATGCCGTTGGATTTGCTGCTGAATTTGAGGCATCCAGTCCCTTGCCGTAGATCATGTCGGCAATACCCGTGATCACTGCGTTGTTGGTAGCGGAACCGACCCTGCGGTCAATGAGGTACTGATAGTAGTTATTGTCCTCCCCGTATTCCACCCAATCTAGGCGGGGGTTCTCCACGATTGCAGGCGCAACGTAGGAGGCGAACTCAACCATTTTGATATTGTTACTGGCCATAAATTTTGAATGTATTGTCCATCATTTCCTGCACCGTATCTAGAACGGGTTGGTAGGTGCTTATTGTTTCCCCTTGCGGTAGCATGATAAATCTGTCACTGCATAGAATCTTGCTGTTTACGAACTGCCCCGTTACTAGGGTCTGCTCTGCTAGTCGCACCATGTACGGCACCTCGGCTTCCAACCCTACCGATGAGTAAGTAAAGGTAAACTGACGGGTGTCCTTATTGAATGTGGGGGAGGTCACGTTGTAGATCGTGATGGTTCTGCCGTCTTTGGAGTACAAAACCATCTGCACCCGCCATGTTACCCCGTACCCAGTCAGCGCATCGTTGCCGTTTTGCCAGTCCCGAACGGGCAAAGTCACCACGTTGTTGGTATCAAATGATAGGAAAGTCATGCGTATATAACCCCCAACTGACACATGTGCGACAATTAAAAACAAAAAAGCCACCCGAAGGTGGCCTCTTTGCTCGTGTAGGAATTGATCAGGAACCCACCACGATGGTCGGCTTTGTGCCGAGCAATCCAGCAAACGGGTTGTTTGGAACTGCGCCCAACAAGAAGTTGGCAGGCACCCGCTCGTTGGCAGTCAACGTGATGTTGTAGCCAGTCAAATCACCGAATGCGGATCCCGTTACGATGCTTCCGCCCGTAACCTCGGAGCCATGCTCCAGACCCATCACCCATGCGTTGCCGTTGTTATCCTCAACAACCACCACGGGCTTTGCCCATGCCAGCAATTTCACCTCTTTGTGGGTGTCAGCGTCTTGCTTTTTCAGCACTACGTTCAACACTTGCTCAAAGAAGGTCGTGCCATTGTCACGGCTGGAGTTGATGTTTTGCTCGAAGTTTGACGTGCCCTTCAAGTCGTATTTGTAGGCGGAGGTGGCCGTAGTGGCCAACTGATCCAATACGTCCGTGTCAGCAGTGTCGTAGGAGATCTGTGCCAGGTCAAGCGAGTTGATGAAGTAGATTGCATTCAATCCACCTACCTGGTCTTTGCACGGCTCAATACGGCCGAGTGTTAATGAACATGCCATGATTTTATTTTTTTTTGAAGTCCTTATTTATTTGAGTTTTCAATCGGTGACAATTTGCGCAAAGGGTTTGGAGATTGGCGAGGTCGTTATTCTTTCTGTTTCCATCTATGTGATCCACATCTAATTGGCAACTGTGAACTGGAACGAATCCGCACAATTCGCATTTGTCCTTTTTATATGGTCTGTATACCTCCCGCAGTTGCATTGCTCGAAACTTGATCAATCTGACCTTGCCCTTACAATACCGACTGCACCATTTTTTCTGCCTCTTTTCTAGTTTCTTTCCGCACCCAAAACACAAAAGGGGAGACGAGGGTGCGCTACCCAAGTCCCCCCCTTGCGTCACTTTGTATCGCTAATTAGGCGTAGTAAACCAAATCAGCACCAACTCCGAACTGAACACCAGCGGAGAAGCGCATGATGAAGCGTACGTTCTTTGATCCGTCCAGGTCGCCCATGTCCAGAACCTTCACCTCGTTTTGATCGCTCAACAAGCCAGTTCCGAAGAACAAGTTTGACTTCTGTCCAGCAACCATTTTGTTGGTTCCCAATCCAGGAGCGTGGAAAATCTTAACGCCTTCGAACATCAGCTCCTGGTTGTTGAACCACGTAGCTCCTTTTGCGTCAATACCCGCAGCACCCAAGCCAGAAGCACCGAAGCCACCCAACGCACGAACGTAGGCCTTCAATACATTGGTAGGAACGTACAAGTGCAAGTCCTCCTTACCGAACAAAGCAACGGGGATGGCATCAATTACCTTGCCCATCTCGGTCAATACGTTGGAAGCAGTTACACCACCAGTTGCAGCGGTTACGTCAATAACGGTGCTATCGGCAGCAAGCAATGCTTGGAATCCGTTGAACTCGCCAGCATTGGCGGTAGCTCCAGTCCACATTTTTTGCTCAATCCACTCGGCAACCTTGCCAGCGTTGTAACCAACGAAGTAGTCAACGAAGTTCTTTGGCAATACGTCAAAAGCGGAGTAGCCCATTTGGATGGCTTCCCAATCGCTCTCAAAATCGCTCTTGCACAACTCCAAGTTCACCTGCAAAAACTCTGGCTGCAGGATGCGCTCGGTCAAAGTCAAAGCGGAGGTGTCGGTGAAGTCGCAGGTCTGATCCTTAACGATGCCGTCAAGCTCTACACGCTTGATGACTTCTTTGTACTTCACGTTTGGCTTGATGGTGATACCACCTTTGGCCAAGGTTTCGCCCGACAAAAGGGCAGCAGAGATGTATTTCCCTGCAAATTCACCAGCATACGTGGTGGTAATTGAAGTGCTAGTAGGCATTTCTTATTGGGGTTTTTTAATTGAACAATTTGTTAAACACACGATCTGCCGTAGTGGCGGAACGCTTTGCACTGATTTGGAATTTCAGTTCGGGCTTAACCTCCACGGGAGCAGCCACGATGGGCTTCTCTGCGGCCATTACCACCTCTTTCACTTCCTCCTCTTTTACCTCGGCTTCAATGGACATCTCTTCTTTTTTGCCCATCTCCGCCTTCATCATTTCAACCTCCTCTTTCAGAGATTGAATCATCGCCATAACCTCGGGAAGGGTTGGCTCGGCAGCAGCAGCTTCCACCTCAATGGTGACTTCTTGCTTCTCCTCCTCCTCAACCATTTCCTTGATTTCAGCGATCACGCCTTCTTCCGTCACGACCAAGATGCGTCCGTCCTCCATGGGGTATTCGCCCACGGGTACGGCAACCTTCTCGCCTTCGCTTCCGATCAGGAAGATGTTTTGCCCTGCCTCCAATACCTCGGCCTCAACCATGGTACCATCGGCCAGTTTCGCACTTGCCAATTCAACCACTTCTGGCTGGATGGCGAGTTCGATCTTTTTGAAAATGTCTGTCAAATTCATGCGTATATAATTGTTTTGGGTTAGTTCTGGGTATTTTTACCTCCAATGAAGCCGATGCCCTGGGCTTGCATGTCCATCGGGTCGCAGCATTTACGGGAGTAGGTCTTGCCGTCTTTGCACAAACAACCCCTTCGGGAGTTCTGGGGCACGGGTGGTTTGGGGTTATTTTTCATTTTCGCTGATTTTAGATTCTGCCCAACGCTTTCCAGCCAATCCACCCCAAAGGAGGTAGGAGATGGTGCCGCATGCGCTGCTATCGCTCTCATCGTAGTATTCTTCGGCTCGTGCTAGGTAGCTAGCCATGCGCTTGATTGTCTCCATGCTCAATGCCTGACCGCTAGCCAACTGCTGCGCACGTACCTTTCCCACCTGGGTGGCGCACTTGTTGCCGCCTTTCTCATTCAACTCAATGCCCCGCTTTGCGTTGTTGCGTACCGCCTCTGGGTAGTCCGAGTAGGATTCCATCTCAATACGCAGGCCACCCTTCACACGCTTGTCGTTTTTCAGCACGCCCTTCATGGCACCGAGGATGTACAGCTCAACAAGGTGCTGGGCTTCTTGCTCCTCAATTTCGGCCATGCTCATCTCAACATTCATCACGGGCTTATGTGCGAAGTAGCCCTCAATGCTGAAGCCGTTGTATTTGCCTGCCTTTACGTCATCCCACACCTGATCATTGTCCACCTTGCGGGCTTGCATCCACGTGCCTACGGGGTAATTCATTCCGTACTTGCGGGTCTTGTCATGCACCTCGTCCTCAATGATCCACTGCTCCACCGTGGTCACTCCGTTAACGGATGAGGAATGCTCGGTTGTTGTTTCACCTTGGTACCCCTTTTTTAGGAACAACTCCGCTGCTTTGCGGATGGTCTGCTCCGTGAAAAATACGTAGTACTCCTCCCCCGTCTTTTTATCCACCCGATATATGGGCTTATTCGGGATCAATACCGCACCCATGATGATCCTCTTCTCCTCGTTTTGTACGGCAAACTGCACCTCCTTGGAAAGTGCTATAAAGTCCTCCTCAATAGCGGGGCTTTCCACCACGCTGATGGCATTTACGCCCATCATTTTTTCGTCCTCTAGGACTAACTCAAAGTATTTCATCCTCCTCCGAATGTTGCGCTGTTGCGGATTCTCCGCTCTAGCATGTTAGCGTTATTCATTTGTTGACCTACCACGTATGCCTGCATGGGTTGGTTGAACATTCCCGCAAGGGGGTTCTGCCCTATTCCCGTAAATGAGATGTTCGGTGTGAATCCACCTCCTCCACTGCTAGCCGATGATGCAGCACCCCCAACCGATGGTGCCTCTGCCGTGGTCTTTCCTGCTTCAAATTTGCTCTTTGCGATTGTTGCTATCTGGGCTGCACCCGTTACCGCAGCGATACCCGCCTGCACGAATCCAGCAGGGCCAGGGGTCGTTGCAAGCTGATTCATGATGGCTGCGGCCGTGTTGGCTACTGCCTCACCCAAACGCAGGGCTTTCGTGATGGCAAATGTTTTCTTTGCGTTCTTCTCGTCTCCTTTTGAGAACGCCTCTGCCAGTTGCGCCAATGCACCAAACGCCTGCCCAGTCATCTCCAGCTTCTTGGCGTTGTTGGCCATCTGGCGTTGCTCGTCCAACTTGTCGTACTTCTCATTGACCCTGCGCTCCGCCTCACGCTGTGCTGCCGTGATCTCCGCTGCCTTCTCGGCAGTACCCTGACCTGATTCAATGAGTGAGCGCATAGCTGCCATGGAATCGGCCTTGATCTGCATCAAGTCACGTTCACGATCCGACTGTGCTACACCTCGGATTTTGTTTACCTGATTATTAAACTCTACAAGGGCAGCAACACGGGAGGCATTGGTCTTGTTGATTAGCTCAATCGTCTCACGCTCCCCGTTCTTGATAAATGCCTGATACTCCAGTTCTTTCTTTGCTGCCTCCTCACGCAGTTTTATGCCCGCTTCTAGGGCTGCTTTGTCCTCATTTTTCAACGAGGTGACTTCCGCCTGCAATCGCTTCTGTCTGCGTAGCGTTTCGGTCTCCAATTCCAGCACCTTGGCTTGGGCTTCGGCTCTTGCTTTTAGATCCTCATCCGTGCTTGTTTGCGTTTTTAGTCGCTCGTCAAGGTATTTGAGGTATGCACGGGCATTGTTCTGCTCGGCACTAGCTACCTTTTGCTCCAGCGCAAACGCTTTCTCAACTGCTGCGATACGCTCCTCCGTGGACTTTGTAGTGTCATCGGCAATCATCCGTGCCGTGGCAATCTCCTTGTTGGATTTGGCACGCAACACAATCAGCTCACGTTCCCGATCCTCTACCGCATCCAACGCCTCGGCCAGCTCCATTCCCTTCTTGGCTGATGCAGTCAATTCGTTGCCGAACTTCACCGCACTATCTACGGCTGCTCCGAGTTTTTCGGTCATGTTCTCTACACCCAATCCAACCTTGCCGACTGCATCCGCAGCAACCTTTCCAGCTTCTTTGAAGTTACCCTTCAATGCCAATCCGATTGCCTTTGCTACCGCAGGAATGAACTCCAACAATCCCTCCAATCGGTTGGTGATGTTGGTCTTAATTGCATTGCCAAAATCGGAAAGGGCTTTCTTTGGGTTTTGGAATGCCTTGAACAACGCCTCTCCCAATGTGATGGCTACCTGCGTGATCTTATCTATAACGGCACCCAGACCCCCCATGATTACCGCAAGTGCATCTGCACCTCGGCTGGTACGGGTAAAGTAAGCAGCAAGCGAAGCAACCACTACCACCAAAGCACCAATACCCGTGGAGATAACCGCTCCTTTAAGCGATGTCATTGCACCGATGGCGGTCTTTGCCCCAGATACTAGCCCCTTCATTGCGGACACCCCGCCCTGGGTGAACTTGTCTAGGGCTTCCGTTCCTGCTTCTACCGTCCCGTTGAGTTCGTCCGCCTCCTTGTTGGTCTGCTTTAATGCCTTATTCAGCTCGTCAACCTTGAGAACGGCCTCCCCGTTTTCGACTTTTAGCTTTATAGTTTTCTCCGTTGCCATGCCCTTACTATTTGCGTCCATGCTTGACGCAGGTCGGTGATTAGATGATATTTTCCCTTTGCGATTTCAACCTCCTCGCCCATGCCGTAGTGCTTGGCACGAAGCGCATCAACTATAAAACCGAGGTCGATCATATCTGTTGCACTTCCATCCTGACGTTCCATAAACTTGATGCGTTTTCGTTTTTCAAAGATCTGCACTCTACCCCCACCACTCGGTCGTTGACGATTAGCATCTCCACCTTGAAGTTATGGTCTGTTGGCTGCACACGAATCTCGGTAACTACGTCCTCCGCTGCACCCCGCTCAACCATGTAGTAATGCGATGAGGCGTACGTGCCGTTGCCCGTTTCATTCACCACCGCAGTCAGTTCAAAGATACGGGTCTGCCCTTCCTTAAAAGCGAACGGGCTGCGGGCATAGTCCACCTTGAATGTTCCTGCCTCCTCGCTCACGCCTTCCGTATCAAGGTTGCACTCCAAAAAGAAAACCTCATTCGGTTGCGTTGCCGTGGGTCTATCCTCCTCCAATGAAAGCAATGCCGTGGTGCGGATGCCTTCCAGGTCGTTCAGTAATGATAGCGTCTTGGTCGTACGCCAATAGCAATCACCCGTGTTCGTGTTGAATTTGTAGCCGTAGTATTCGCAGCATCCCAAGGTCGTAAGGCCATTCACCGTCCCGTCCGAGTTCATTGCCGTGGGTACCTCCGTGCAAATCACACCATTTGCAAACGAGGCACGGAACAACTCCACCGAGCAGGTGCGTTTGTCGGGGTCGTACCCTGCGATCTTATTGATCCGCCAGTATTCCCCATCAAAATATACCTGGGTGTTCAGTTGCAACGAGTACACCTCAATCGGCTCCAATACCGCCTGGGCTGTTACCATCACCGCATCCGAGGCGTAGATCTCGGTCACGTAGGTAGTCCAGAATTTAGTAAACAGATTATTGAACGGAGGCACCACATTGTCCAACACCGTCTGCCCAAATGAAAGGCAAATGTTATCGGCTAGCCCCTTTGAGTAAACACCGAATTTTGGGTACTCGGCAACAACCTCAATAGAAGGTGAAACCGTATCTAGTACAAAGTATTGCGGTGCGCCAGCAACGCCATGGTACCACATAAGGCGGGGTTCCGAACTGATCGCCTTGCCTTCTAGGTCGAACAACTGCAAAACTTCAATACCCGCAGCATTGTTCAATCGGTTGTACATGGAGGAAACGAACGGAACCTCCACGGTGAAGTCACCCTGCGCAAACTCATTCCCCGTGTCCGCTACCCTCAAAGATCCATGTGGGTACCCAAACGAGTTCTGGAATGCGGTCTCTATTATGGATTCGCCTGGTGCGAAGTTGAAGTTGATAGCACGGCCTTGCAGGTCGGTAGTTGGTTGCACAACCACGGGCTTTGAGATGTCTATCTTTCTAGTCCAATCCTGCACCACCCCTTCCGCAATCCACGTCTGGTAGTCGTAAATGTTTAGCGAGTTGGGGGTATCTGGCACAATCACTAGGTTGAACAACTTTGCAAACCCAGCCAAAAAGTCACGCTGCTTGATCTTTGGCATCACCTCCGCCACTTGCAACGTAGCCCCAAACGGAGTAGTCGGTGCATTCGTACATGTCCAGGTGTAAGGTTTCAGAGTTTTGTAAATGTTTGTCACCCCCATTGCACCATTGTACGCTGCATAAACTTCCACCGTATCGCCTGCATTCAGCAACAAGGTAAAGTTCACGCTGTACGTTGTGGATGCCGAAACCCAGTACGTGTTGCCGTACACGCCATTGATGTACGTTGCAATTCGGAAATTGTAAGCATCTAAAATCTCACCCGATAAATTGAACGTATAAGATCCGTAAACGGGTGCGGTGTATTCGTCCGTGGTCAAATCAAAGTTGCTCCCTGGGTCGTATGCCTCGGTGTTGAATGTAAGTTTTGACGGGGCTAATGCGTTTCCATTTGGTATGTCCGTGTTACCACTTTTACTTGCTGAAAACAAACGAGCATTGACCACATCGTCCGCACTCGTAAGTGTATCGGGCGACCAAAGCAGCATGTACAAATCATCCAGGTACTCCGATTCCCAAAACCCAGTTGCATTGATCTCATAGCCAGCCGATGAAAAAATCCTTTCGATCAGGTCTTTAACTAAAATGTGCGGGTAAAAGTCGGCCTCGGAAAGTGGTGTCAATACGTTCTGTGGCTTGAACACGGAATCCGTTGCAAACCCTTCCTTGTCCACCATGCCGTACACAATGGCACCGCCAATGGGTGTAGTCCATGAATCGTAAATGTTCGTCCACGTGTATGCGTGGTTGAGATCATCGAACGTCAACTCGTTCAATTCCTTCTCACCCAACGAACGGGCAATGCCTCCAACGGATCCAGCCACAAGCACCTCGTACTGCGTCACCACTCCGTCAACGATGGCCACGTTCAAAAGCTGAAGGTACCCATCTAACAGATTCACGCCATCGGCAAAAAGCGATACGTCCTGCTTTGCGTACACGTTAAGCCCACCAGATACCGATACATCGTAGTAGTGCTTAAAAAAGGCGTTGTTTGCGTCTGTTGCTGGGATCGTGAAGTTCTGGGAGATGGGGCTAAATACCACCCCAGGATCCCGTAAGTCCGCCACGTTGTAGTCCAACGAGATGCTCTCGTCTCCGTAGAGATCCAGGTACCCGCTTGCTGTTTGGATTGTTAGAGCCATGCTTTGTTTTTCAATGGGTTGGCGTAGTCAAGCGTGAACGTGTACTGCGTCAAGAAGTCATTGACGCTGGTCTTGTACGTGATCTGCGAATCCGTCAGCACCACCGATGCCTCCTGCTCCACAACTTGCAACACGGGCGATACCATCATCTGCTTGATCATCTCATTCATCTCGTCTGGAATGAATCCCGTGTTCACCACGAGCTGCTCCTGCGCCTGGGTGTTGAAGTATTGCTTCTGCGCTGCGTATGCAGGCATGGATGCCACTCCCGACTGCCGTGTCACCACGTTGGCGGAGTAGGTCTCCCGCTCGGCACGGATGCTTTCTACGGACTTTTTCTGAACGAGCAAATAATCCCACGCTCCGTATTTGTTTTGGAACGCAAGGGTGAGGGGTTCGTATCTCGGTTCGCATTGCACCTCAAAGCGATACGTGCGCAGCACTGTGGTGTCTGCCAAAAACTCCACCGTGTACCATTGCAGATTTGAAACGGAAGATGGTGGGTTGCTGATAAAGGCAGCCAGGCAAGTGTTCTCCTCATACGTTCCACCATCGGCAAGAACACGGGCTTCGTATTCGTCCACAATATAGGCGGCATACTCGTTGAGGTTAGCAATGCCCACGGGTACATACCACATCCAGTTGCTTGAATTGGTGCCTCCCGTGATTGACAAACTGGAGAAGCTGATCACCGAATCCGATCCATCCGAGTACGTTATGCGAATGCGGTCAGGCGGTGCCTCTGCTCCTAGCATCACTCCAATGGTCATGGCTTGGTTCTCTTGGATGGGAATGCCAACGGGTGATTGTGGCATGGAGGTGAGGATTCCTTCGGTGTCCGTTACCACGTCTTGATTCAAGCCCTCTGCAAATTCCGTCCACCCATCGTATGCCTTTATGGTTGAGGATGTTGCTGAAACGCTACCCGTTCCCGCTGATGTGGTGTACTCACGGAACTTGACCTGCACGTTCACCACCGAGGCGATGTTATTCTGCGCTGCGGGATCATCGTGCTGGATGTTCGTAGCCGATAGGAACGATTCCACTAGGTTGCGAATGTCAAAGTACCCATAGCGTCCAGAAACGGGATCAGGTCTGCGGGTTAGTCGGTAATTGTAAGACCCAGGAACCGATGCGCTGCTGCCCGTCCAGATGTACACATCCGCCACGTACTTAAATCCAGCCGATGCGTATGCGGTAGAATCCAATCCGTACACCATGGGCGAACCTCCAAAGGCGTATGCGGGTGGCTGTTGAACTATCGTGATCGCCATTACTTATATTTTTTATTCAGTTCGTTGATTGTAAAGTCAAGGAATTGCATCACGTCCAATTCGTATGCCTGGCGCAGCTCCTCTGGCAGTTGCTTGAATCCCAGGTTAAAGGGACGGGTGTAGAAGTCAGTGGGCTGAATGCCTTTGGCTTTGATCTTGATCATTACCCTGCGGGCTGTTTCTGCATAGGAAAGGAACTTGCTCGTCTTGCTATCCTTGAATTGAAACTTGCGCCTTGCCACCCATGCGTAAATAGCTCCAAACGGGGGCATCTTTCCTGGCTTCCTGCCCTTGTCCACCCACTCCCCGTATGCCTCCATCAGGAAGTCGAACTCAATGCTCTTGGGGTTCACCTTCACCTCGTAGTCCAACGAGTTGTATAGGGTCTTGGTTACGTTCTTTTTTTGGCGTGTTAGGTTAGCCCGTGACTGGGTCACCAGGTACTTGCCGAATTTATCAAGGGCTAGCTTGGTGTTCTCGGCTTTTTTTAAGTCGGGCTTTCCCGTGGCCATCAGCAGATGATCGTTGGGTTCGGGGTTTCAATCTGCAAGGTCATCTTCCACCCGCAAAGGGTGTTCTCAAAGTCCTCGTCTATCGGCTCGCATACGGGGTCGTTAACGAGGCGAAAGCCATCCGTGTACAGCGTACCCCTGCGCATGGATGAAATCATCTCTTGTGCGCTAAAAAGGGCACGGTGGTATATGTCCTGCTTCATTGCTACCCCTTCGTAGGAGTAAGGATCCACGTTCGGGTCTTGCTTGGAGTAGTCCACCACGTCCATCACGAGGATGTCCACATCGTAAATCACCGTCCGCTCCTGCACTTCGGCCTGCCCAACTAGCACATGGCACAACGGGAACAAGGTCATCTTGCGCATGTCCACGTCAAAGATGTTGCCCCACGTGGTAGTGTTTATATACGAGGCGTTTGTGGCTGCCGTTTGGATGGCTTCGCACAACTGATAGTAACCGTATTTCATGTTTAGTAAACCTTTTACTTTACTTTTTGCAGGGCGGTGTCAACCTTGATCTTGTCAATTTCGTATGCCAGCCACATCAAGCACTGCTTCAATGGTGCCTCCGTGACGGCTTCAACATGTAGTACATTGCCTTGAGCGAGTTGATGGACAACTGCAAACCATCCCCATCGCTTTCCGAACTGGGCTTTGATCCCCCTCGGATCCCCTTCCCCTTCAAAGACATCGCTGAACTCATCTGCAATGCGAGCTGCAAACGTGTAAAAAAAGTTAAGCACCCCTCCACGATGCTCATGTCCACGTCCTCAAATATCTTTCCGTCATGGATGGCTGGGTCGTATTTTGCGATCTCGTACCTCCCCGCACCCTTCTTGATGATCGGGCGGTATAATACCCCCAGCCACTTGGTTGCGTTCTTGATCGGCTCCCGCATGTATTCCTGGCAATCTATAAACTCACCCAGTGAGATATTGTCCAAGTCGGGATGGAATCCGTACTCCACGCCATCCAGCTCTATGGTCTGGCGCAAGGGTGGCTTCTCCGATAAGGCGAAGGTCAGTAAACTTTTGATGTCATCTAAATCGGCCTTGGGAAACATGGGGTACTCGTCCGCATCTATGCCGCAGAAAATTGATAGCGCAAGTTGGTCACCCGTCTCCTCGGTGGGGTTGGCACCAATGAAACGCTGGTAGTCCTTCAGCTTGATGTCGGCCAGGCAGTTGGGTACTATTATTCTTCGAAGCATTTTTCTCGGGTGTTGTTGATATTGTCAATGTGAAAGAACTGCACGTCCTCGTACAACTGCTCCGCCAATCCACGTGCTACCTCTGGGGTGATTGTCTCCAGGGCTTCCTTCCAATCGTATGCCGTCTTGCATAAGATGGAGTTGGTGGAATTTAGGAAGGGCGTGTACGGGTGCATGTCTTGCGCAATCAGGCACGTTTTAGTAAACCCCGCCTCAATGGCTTTGAGGTTGGACTTGCATCGGTTAAATTCAGTCGGTGCCAATGGGGCGATTGAAACGTCCAAGTCACGATACAACTCCCCGTAGTTGGTGTAGTCCTTTCGGGGGAAGGCGTGCTTTGTGTGGATCGCCTGCTGATAGTATTCGATTGCCCACGATTCATGCCCAGACAAGTCAATGCCGTTCCATTGCAGGTCATAGTCGTGATGCAAGGCACCCAGGTACCCCACCCGCAAGGTGTCGCTCTTGGTTTTCTCTCCCATCCATTGCTCTCTCCTTGGGTCAATGGCGTTGGGCAGGATCCAGATTGGTACATACGGGTTGATCTTTTGCAGCTTCTCGGCAAGGTACCCATTGGTGGTATGCAACTGGTCTGCAATCTTGATGGTGTTGATGATGTGCGTTCCCTTCACCTGGCTTTTGCTGGAATGGTTGTGGGGGAGGTTCCACCAATCGTCAATGTCCAAGATCAACTTGATATTGTACGCATTCAGCATCGCACGGAACTGCCGATGGTCTTTTGATGCAATGCCTCGGTTGACCACGAGGTACGAAACGTGCCCCTTCAATTTGTCCAGATCCTCAATGGTTCCAAACTTCACCATGTAGCCACGCATCAGCATGTCCTCGTACGGCACCTGGAGGCGGTGGTAAAATACCCCGCTCTCTTTTCCAATTACTAATATCATCTCAAAGAATATCTGCCAAAGTTAGGGTTTGCCTTCTTGTTGAACACCGCATAGCGGGCAGCGTCAATGGCGTGGTTGAAAGCGTCAATCGGCTTGTTGAGCAGGTTCCCATTCTTGTCCTCCACCCACTTGTAATTTTGTAGCTCTTTTACTAGGTTCTTGCTTCGGGGGGTCACTACTAATTTGTAGCGTTTCAGTTGGTCAATGCCTGCCATCACGCTATCCGCCCCCTTCAACGTGGGCTTCACGTTCCACCCGAATTTGTGCAGCTCGTCAATGCTCTTGGGTTCGGCACTATCGGCAAAGATCTCTGCACGCCTATCTAGTCCCAACGAGGCCAGGGTGTTGTGAATGTCCCGATTCGTCATTCCCGTTTGGTATATGTACTCGTCCATGTACAGATTTGTGCCGTGTTCGTACACTGCCACGAGGGTGGTTGGGTCGTTTGTGTAGCCGAAGTCCATTCCATAAGCCAATAGTTTTGCGTCTGTCGGGATCTCTCCCGTGGTGAATGAGAAGATGGCTGCTCTGTTACTGCCACGCTCTCCCAATCCGTACACCCGCCAATAGTCCTCATCGGTGTCACGCAGGCGTTCGATCTCCTCAACGATGATTTGATCCAGGAAAGGATTGTCTAGGTACGTGGTCTGATAAAAGTCGCAGTCCTCCCGTGGTATTACTCGGTCGTAAATCCAGTGGAAGGTATCGGAGGGGTTGTAGTCCAGCACGATCTTGCCATCCGTACGGAAGATGAGCTGCTGCCAATCCTCGTAAAACAACTCATTCGCCTCGTTGATGTATAGCATGTTGCGCTTACGCCCCCTTATCTTTTGCGGCTGGTCAAGGGAGATGAACTCGATCATGTTGCCGTTGAGGTGGTACTCATGGCTGCTCATGTTGTGATGCTCCTCACGGTAAAGGTCATGCGCTCGCAGGATCTCCAGGAAGTCACGCATCACGGACGCACGCAGGGACGGGAAGGTCTTACGGCAGATGGTGACCACCTTCCCCGTGTTGGTAGCACAATAATGAAAAATAACCCACAGCAGGATGTTGTACGTTTTCCCGCTGCGAGTTCCCCCTTGCTCAACTGTGATGCGCTTGTCGCTTTTGAGCAGGTGTTTGAAGACCTTATTCGTTCGGATCCGTGTCAATGACCTCTACCTCAAATTGCTTGCTCGTTGAGATGTCCAACTCGGTGCGCTCCACATAGCCCCGCTTTTTGGCTTTCGTTTTCAAAAAGAAAATGGTTGCCGTGGAGTTACCCTCCTTGATTTGCTTGTGCAGTTGGCTTTCCACAAAGTCGATGGTCATGTCTGCGATTGAATCCACTCGCTGCCGATAGTCCTCATCATGCTTGTACCATTCGTAGTGGGTGTTCCTGGCAATGCCGACCTGCTTGCAGGCGGTTGTCACAATTCCGAGGGATTTTTCAAGTGCCTCGACCATTGCCGTTTTTTGTATGTCCTTATTCGTCATCGCTTCAGTTTTACATTGAACCCATTTGCAAGCAATTCGTTGTACACTTCCTCCCGTTGCTCCATCGTCTCTAGGAGGATTTCAATACGGTACGATTCCTTTTTTTCTTCTATCTCACCCCCTGGCAAATCTAGTCCCCAGTTCTCCAAATCAAGGGCATCCCATTCGTTTGCTAGGATGTCCCAATCCCATTCTCCAAAGCCCACGTTGTCTTTGATTATGAACTCCTGCTGCTGGGAGTGGGTGAGGTTTTCCGCTACGATGATTGGCACCTCTGTCAACCCTGCCGCCTGGCATGCCTTTAGTCGCATGTTTCCCCCCAGTACCACCATATCGCTGTCCACAACGATAGGGCGAAGCTCTAGCATTTGAGGGAAGTCCTTTATGCTTTGTACTAGCTTCTTGAACTTATCGTCCTTAATGAAGCGGGGGTTGGTCTTGTTTGGGATGACCTGGGAAATAGGAACATGTTTCATCTCAAATAGTTATAGTAGCAAAGGTACTCGTTAATCACACGTGTTGTGCCTTTTTTGTACACCTCCTGGGCAAATAGCCCGTCTGCCTCATATAGCATTTGGAATCGGCTCTTGCCAATGGTTCCGATCTTTACCATGAAGGAGGCGGTATCAATGTTCCCGACCCGTGGGGATTCCGTTGCCCGCAAGCGTGGCTCTCCGTTGCGATACACCTGCGCCCAGTTCACAAAGTCCTCGTTGCAATCTTTTACCGCCTGATACCAATCGGGGTGGATGATATTGTCATCGTCCAGAAAATACACGTAGTCGTTGTGGCTTGCGCTTATTTGCAGGTAGTCAATCGCTGCGTTGCGCAGTGGATGTCCCCATGCTCCTCCAAAGTTGGAACGCATTACGTTTATTCCTTTTGGGATGTTGCTCTTTCGTGTGGAGTAGTCCAGCATCACGAGCCATTTGCATTCTGCTGGGATGCTCTCACGTAGGTATTCCAGGTTCTCTGGGCGGGAGCAGGGCGTGATGATGTGGATCATTTTGTACGCACAAATTTCACGCACTCGTTGAATGCGTCATCGTTGATCTCTTCGCTCTGGAACTCCAAAATGAAGTTGCGCCCCTTCCTGCGGTACACCTCGTAGTGGTGAATCATAACCCCTGACACGTAAACGTTTACTCGCAAGATGTAGTGGCGATTGATTACGGCCTCAAGGGTGAACCCGTGATAGGTGGTGTTGGTGGATTTCATTTTATGCGTAGATAAAGTTTGTTTTCACTTTCGTCCTTCCAGATATTGACTTACCAAGAGATGTTTCACTCATCCCGCATGATTCAGCCGCCTCTTTGATTGTGTAGTAATATATCCCAGTGCTTGTGTTCAATACAATACGACCATTCCTATCATTCATGCATGAATGCATGATGTTCTCTTTCTGCGTTATTTGCTCCAAATTAGAGATTGAATTGTTCGACTTGTCTAAATCTTTGTGATTTACTACCAAGCCATCTTTCAATCCAACAAATGAAGACACAATTAAACGGTGAACAAGGTGCTGCTTTCGGACTGGGTACGTCAAGTTTACAGCCATGTAACCGTTTGAGCATTTGAATGGGTTGACTATTGATTCTTTGATGATCCTATGGTGACCACCAATTCTAACCTTGCGCTCAACGCTTCTTATTCTCCCAGCATCTGATGCCTGATAGAATCCGTTTAGTCCTGGAATGTCAACCCAATTTTCCATTTTTCTTCATTTTTTGTAAATGCAAATTGCTTAAAAAATCCTCTGATAGTGATGTGCCAAAATCTGCTTCGTGGTGACATGAGTGACAGAGTGCCATCAAGTTTTCTATCACGTCTCTTGTTTTGCTGCCTCCCATTCCTCTCGGTCGGATGTGATGCACCGCCACGGCACGGCTGCCACACACCTCACAAGGCACAAACTCCACGGGGCTGATGCCCATGGCTTGAAAATATATTTTAGTGTGCTTCTTCATACCGATCGCCAAGGTATACAGCCCCAGTTATTTTTTCCAGCTTTATTTCGGTTGCTGCTTGCAGCCCGTATCGGTCAATGAGTTGAATCATCGCTTCTTTGTCGGCACGGACGCACGGCAACTGTTCCCATCGGCTGCTGAACCACACCTTTTTTGTCTGGGCTTTTTTGGCTTTCTTGTAACTGATCACCGCATCCACCATCCAGATTGCCTTGCTTGGTTCGCAGGCCATCAATCAAAGTTCAAATTGTTATCCGTCATCAGCTCACGCAGGCGATCACGGCACGCATAGTACGCCTTGATCTCCTCCTCGTGCATACCATCGTGCGAGTATTTGGTATTGCTGCGCAGCCATTGATCCAATTCCCAAAGGACGGAGTGCATTCGGTGGCCTTTTGTTGCCATGTCAAACTCTATTTGATCGTCTGGCAAGTTGTATTCTAGCGTTGCTTTCACTTCCGTATGGCCTTAATAAATCCACGAATAAATCCAATACCAAATCTAATTGGCACAGGAGAAAGTACCCAAAGCCAAGACCAATCAATAACTGAGGTCACTTTGAGTACGACAAACAATGCTGTCAATAGGATTGCAAATAGATTATCCTTCATTTCTCTTTGGTGTTAAAGGTTTCTTGATAATAATATTCCGCAGGACCAGGCCCACCCATTAAAGTACCTTCTACTTGGCCGTCAATATGAGCTTCAATAATCTGCTCCTTCTCTTTCTCAATATAATCCCACTCTATTGTATCACGAACAAAATCTAAGGCGCTACGAAAATTTACATCAACTGATATATCTCGTGCTTCAGTTACCTCTTTAAGTAGCAGTTGCATTGCTGTTTTCATTTCTCGTTGGTGTTAAAGGTTTTATCATAGTGTTCGTCTATGGTAGATACATTGCCCTTGAAGTATTCGTATTCAAACGTTTCAACAAATAAGCACATCTGCTCCTTTTCCATCTCTTTGGCTTGCTCGCATATTAAAAGCATTTTTTGTTCCTCCTCTGGAAATACATCAGCGGTGCAAAACGTACCAAGGTACTCGGCTTTCTTAAGCTCTTGAATCAACCACTCAACTGCCGTCTGTTTCATTTGTCACTCATATTTTGCGAAATTTGATACACAAAGTGTTTTGTTTATCAAAGTTGACCTACAATGGTGTAATTGTCCAGCTCGGGTTCCTCAACCCCCATAAAGAACTCCTTGTACAAGGCGATGGCCTCGTCCAGTTTCTCCTTGCCTGACTGCAAAAAGTCGGGGGAGATGGTGTAGATTCCGATGTCCAACGAGCCCTTGTCAATGGCAATGAAAATAAACTTCTCAATCGGCACCCCAAAGAGGCGGGTGTAGATGTATGCCTGCATATCGTACCCGTACTTCTTGGCACTGTACGGGAAGGCACGCAGGTCGCTAGTGGTTTTCAAGTCGGCAATGAATCCAGGGGAGTATATGTCGGCTTTTGCTCGGAAAGGCAAGCCCTCAATATACCCGATCTCTGGCACCTCAAAGCTGCACCCCTGGATGTAACCCATCACCGCCTCGTTGCGAAGCAAAGCATCTGCAATACGCTGCGCCTCCTTCAATTCCTTGGCGGTGATTATTTTACCGCCTCGTGCTTTTGCCTCCTGCCACGCCTTCGTGTTCTTGCTTTGCACATCAATCACCTCATAGTCCCCCATGAGTTCGGGCTGCAACACCATCACGTGCGCAAGTTTACCCACAGTGAACGCATCGCTATCCTCCTGCCCGTATTTGGTAACGTAGTGGTAGGTCTTGGGGGATTGCAATAGCAACTTGCATGCGCTGGACGATAAGGCGGAACGGCCTAGGTTGCCATAATAAAAATCGTCATCCATCATTTGATCCAGGAGCGTCTCACGATCCCAGGTAGTGCCGTTAAGTAGTTTAATTACTTTCATTTGGTTTGTGTAAAATAGAGTTAATGTCGTTTACTAAAAAGAGCTTTCCTCTTTCGTCCTGCTCTACTTTTAACCCCACCTCCTCCAATAGCTCTAGGTATCTATACACGGAGCGGACGGTTATTTTCAGCGTCTTTGAGAGATAGTGATGCGATTTGCTTTCTCCAGATTGCAGCTCCTTAATAAGCTGGAACACCCGATAAATTCGATGCTGATTCATCTCAAAAATGCAGGTAGTTAAAGTCCTGCTCCATCGCACGTTGGTACAACGGCTCCCAGTTAAACCCTGGCACCATATCGGGTTGGTACGGGTGCTGATCAACGTCACCAATTCCGTAAGCATCCACAACGTCCAACCGCCAACGCATCATGTCATTCACGGACTTAAATCCTGCCCATGCTGCAAAGACCTCATGGTATGAACCATCAATATCCTCGGGTGCCAGGCCTTGGTTCTCGGCCTCGTACATCAAATCGGTATATGTTACTTGCATAGCACCTGGGCAATATAGGATGGAACGATGAAGATCGCCAGGAGGGCGGTGCTAACGATTAGGTACCACGCCAACCATACGGTAACGTCTTGGAACCAGTTGATCAGTTTGTCTTTCATTTGATTGGTTTTTAATGATACCCAAAACTAAAAAGGATATTTCACATGGCCAAATTTTATTTACATTTTTTTCTGCCATTGCGCATAACACACTGACAATCTTTGTTTTGGGTCTTGAAATTCTTTGTTCATAACCTCGTCAGCCATGCAGCGTTGCACAAATTCCTGCTGATCTTCCGTGGGTTTAGGTTCTGGGATGGGCATAGTTTAGGATCTTAAATGTTTTAAGTGGGGCAATGTCTATCAATTCAAGGCGGGAAATTACGTCCTGCCTGCCTTCTCTGTTGTACAATTTGTGGTACGCCTGCTGCTTCGGTACAAATTCCTTCACGACCAACCGCTCACACAACGCAAGCAGCTCCGTTCGGGACACCATGGCAAGGCCTCCAATGGCTTCAATATCAAAGGCAATGTATTCGGCCTGACCAAATAGCCATCCATCATTGCCTCGGACGTTGATAAACTCAACCCAGATCTCATGCGGGTAGTTGTTTCCCTTCACGTCAACCGAGGTCTGGCCACCTGGGCGCATAACCCAATAGTCAATGTGGTAGTTTATGTCCTCGTGCTTCGTGGACTGGCGGCATTGGTAGCCGATGGCGGAGCAAGCGTCAACGAATCGTTGCGCACTCACCCTACCCAGGTGATCACTATCCGACCACCTCTGATTGCTCACCATAAGCTGAATGCAATGCGGTCAGTTCCTTCATCCACGATGCCCACAATTTAGGGGAGCAAGTGCAAGGCACGACCATTTTGTGACGAAACGTACGGGCGTGAATCTTTGCAATCTCCTCCCGCTCCTGGGCGGTCAGCTTATGCTTGCCGATCACCGTCCCCAGAAACTCGTACTCGGCCTGCGTAAGGCATTCGGGTGACTTAAACGGGAACAATCTATTCAGCTTCTCCTTGCGTGCATCACAACCGCAGTCAATGCCCGTGGCTTCGCTGAACCAATCTACCGCTGCCTTGATTCCCGTTGCCGTGGTGATCGTTTCCACTACATCACCCACGCCTTTTGGCTTCCTTCCACGCTTGATAGGTGCCTTCGGTTCGTTCTCTGATTTCATTCTTTGTTTTTTTTAATGTTTGACGTATTGAATCCCTGCCGATACCCGTCCCCCTGGACAGTGCAGAGATTGTAAAGTTCGTGCTGATCTCTAATACCTGCGCATCGTACCACCGAATCGCCTTCATCTCATCACCAATGGCAGATACAAGCTCCTCCCAGGTGCGATCCTCCTCGTGGTTGTATTCGTCTGTTGATGCAGCAAGCCATTTGTCCAGCTCGTACATGTCACCAAACGAGATCTTTTGCACCTTTTTTTTGGTGGCCGATATTTTCAAACACAAATTCACGCAAGCCCGATACACAAAAAAGAAATTTACCTTTCCTTCTTGTATAAAATGCGTCTTGCCTTCGCTTTCTAACACCAAAAGCCGCAGGAAAACTTCTTGCACAACGTCCTCTGCGAGTTCGTAGTCCACATATCCCTTGATGAAGTTAACTAACTTCCTGCGGTTCTGGCGGTAGAATAGTTCGATCATGTGAACACGGCTTTCATTTGCTCTACTTTGTGCCGTAAAGATATGATTTCCTCCTGGAGTAGAGATATTTGCGTATTTTTTTGCGCAATTCTCTGCCTCAATTCGTTACGTTCCCCGACTACGGCATCAAAATCTGGCAATGTATTGTCCACTTCTTGATACTTCATGCACTCCCATGCGATCTGATAGGCACGATGGTATGCCTCTGACTTGCGGAAATCCAACCCCATGTAGTGCAGGATCGTGGCGTGCGTGCGTTTCATCATATCACCCAATTCAACAAGGGTGTAGTGCTGACGGACAGCATGCACGTATGCGCATCGGATGATCACGTTTGATTGCTTGCGTGTCCCATCATCATCGTGTCCAACTAAAATACAAAATTCTCGGTAGGTCATATCTCTATACGGTTCAGTAATTCTTGGTATTTTTTCTTCTCCTCTTGCATCTGATGGTGCAGGGCATTTATCTCGTTGGTCATTTGGAAGAAGCGCAGCTCTATTTCATTGTGATAGTCCGCATGCTGCTTGATCAATGTCGCTGCGTTTTCTATCGCCTGGAAGTGCGGAAGCACATCACGGTTTCCTGCCTCGTACAACTCCAAAAGAAAATGCGCTGCACGTTGCACGTCAGTCACCTTGGACTGAATGTAAAAATCAAACGGGAACGTGGCCATGATTCAGTAAGTTAGTTCCGTTATGCAAAAAGCCCACGTTTCCCTTCATGGATTCCAAAACGATGGGTTCGGAGTACGGTGTGATGCGTCCGCCCGTTTCTGTCTCCTTGACCTTGCGCACGTGTATGTGCGTGAATCTCCAATC